GCTTCGGGAGGAGACGACGACATGGACCTGGAAGAGGCTATGCAAGCTATCGAAGATTTAGAGGCCGACAAAGCGGAGGACGCTTTAGAAATAAAAGCCCTTAAAAAAGAGCTTAAGGCTAAAAACAAAATAGTTGCCCGTATCAAAAAGGTACAAAGTAAGTTCGACGACAAAGGAGGCAAAGACCGTCAAGGCGGACGTAAGGGTAAGAAAAATAAAAAGAAGTCTGACTTTGCGCAGGCAATGTCTAACATACCTAAAAACTAGAAAATGAGTTATACAGATAATTTTGTATCATACCTTTTACCATTAGTTACGGACTTAGTGTCTGCAGAAAAAATGGAAATGAGCGAAATGCTTTACAGTAAGGCCTTTATGGACTCTCCTATCGGAGAACAAAACGAAATAGTAACGGGAGTACGTAACGGTAACGTTATGCCTGTTTTAAAAGACACTCCTCAGCCGGAGTCGTTCCCTTTTGTGGATGCGTCTAGCTGCGACGAGACAGATTGCGATTTGTCGCATGAGTTCTCTAGCCATAAGTGGGAGATAGGTCTAATAGAGTGCCGTGTAGGTATTTGTCTTAGAACGTTTAACGAGAATTTCCTAAAATTCTTTAACGCCGTAAGACAAACACAGACGGGAGACATAGACGTAAACACTGCTTTACTTATGTTTATCTCGGATAAATTTACAGAGAACTTGAACCTCTCTACTTGGAGAGTAGCGTACTTCGGCGACAAGTCGAGCGGTTCTGTTTTCTTTAGTGGAGTAGATGGTATCTTTACTCAAATGGAAGCGAACGCGGCCCAGGTAATAGATATTACTCAAAACGACGGAGGAACGTTTGCTCTACAAGCTATCACAGGCGAGGAGGTATATGACTACTTAGTAGCTATGTACGAAAAAGCAGCGGAGCAACCTTGGTTTGATCCTTCTATTATGCAGTACAAAGTTACTCGTAGTATGTCGATTAAGTTAGTATCTTGGTTAAACTCTCTAGGTAAAAAAGCACCTAATAACTGTGAATGTATCGACCCTGCTGCGGCAGTCGCTCGTAACGTTTATATGCTAGAAGGGTTAAGTATTAACGGAGTACCAGTTAATACCCATAACGAGTTCGATAGTGTTATTAATTTCTCTACCGAATTGAACGGAGGAGGAGGCGTTAACGCGAGAGTTAACCCACACAGGGCTATACTTACATACCGTGAAAACGTATTAATAGGAACGTCGGAAACTGAGGCGCTTAATAGCTTCGACATTTGGCACTCTAAAGACGACAACAAGGTTTACCTTAAAGGTAGTTCTTACGTTGGAGGAGGAGTTCCACTTACAGACGAGTATATCCTAGGTATTTAAGAAGTACCCAGGTAATAAATAATAGGAGCCGTACCCTTAGACGGTACGGCTTTTTAACTTTTTAACTTTTTAATAAAAATAATACTATGGCTATTGAAACCATTTGCGCCTTACTAAGCGGAGGCAACGACGCAAGCTGCCTGGCTCCAGCTAGAAAATACCACCAGCAGGCGGTACTTATTAATAAGAGCGACATAGATCCAGCGACCGTAACTATATCTAGTCCTGCAGGAGTTACGTGTAACTATAATGTAGAATTTAGTTTAAAAGCAGGTAAAACAGGATATAAATTTTTAGGACCTGCAGCAGGTAGTAATTTCCTTGGGAGTTATGATAAGTCCCGCAGCGATTTAGGTTTCCCTCAGTATAAACAAAACGCACAGATTTTAATCGCTGGCGTTACTGAGGCAGCTAAATGTATCCTAGATAGTTTAGACAAAGGTAGTTTTGTTGTGGCGCTGCAACTGTTAGACGGTACTGTAGAGATCTACGGTATAGGAAACGGCCTTACTACTGGAGACTATACTTATGATATCCAAGGAGGCGGAGGAGGTACTCCTGTCTTGTTGTCTAGTTTAGACGACGCGCCAGAAAACTACCTACCTTTTGTATACAATCCTGGAGTAGGAGGAGACGCTAACGCTGATTTTGACGACAATTTTAACAACCCTATTTAATTACATAATTTTTTAGTACTTTTACTTACTGAGAAAAGCACCTAAAAAATGACCGTACAGGACATAGTAAAGTTAAATCCGACACAGGTTAGAAACGATAAAGACCTTATGCCTCTGTATATTGAAATGTATACGGAGGTTTTTGGGTCTAAACCAAACTGTGCAGGATGCACCTTTAAGAAGGATTTTAATAAACTCAAAAAAGCAATATTAACCGGCACGACACTACGAACGAGTGCCAAAAACTTTAATAAGATGGCACCAGTAGCTAGAAAGTACAAACTAAACAGAGCACATGAAAATCGCATTTTAACTTATCGAACAAAAAGTAATCGACCAGTAAGAACTTACGGGTACGGAATGTCCGACGAGTTCGCCGAAAATTTCCTAAAACACGGAACTAAAAAAGAACTTGCCGAGCGCGCAAAACTTTTTGATGTTATCGACGGAGAACCGCAAGGTAAAAAAGGCGAGGCCCATGTAAAAGACGACAAGGACAAAGGAACTGACGACGACAAGGACAAAGGAACTGACGACGACAAGGACAAAGGAACTGACGACGACAAGGACAAAGGAACTGACGACGACAAGGACAAAGGAACTGACGACAAGGACAAAGGAACTGACGACGACAAGGACAAAGGAACTGACGACGACAAGGACAAAGGAACTGACGACGACAAGGACAAAGGAACTGACGACAAGGACAAAGGAACTGACGACGACAAGGACAAAGGAACTGACGACGACAAGGACAAAGGAACTGACGACGACAAGGACAAAGGAACTGACGACAAGGACAAAGGAACTGACGACGACAAGGACAAAGGAACTGACGACGACGAGGACAAAGGAACTGGCGACAAGGACAAAGGAACTGACGACAAGGACAAAGGAACTGACGACAAGGACAAAGGAACTGACGACGACAAGGACAAAGGAACTGACGACAAGGACAAAGGAACTGACGACGACACCCCCGAGGCAGGTACTCCTATTTACGATCCTAAAGTAGTTAAATATTTAAGCCAGGCAAAAGTAAACGGTTTCCTAACCGATAATCTTTTAGACCCTAAAGACTACAAAGACCTTAAGGCAGGTAAAGAGGCCTTACTTGCTCTTAAACATTAATTTATTTACATTAGTTAATAATGGCAGAATCTAAAAATAAAGCGGGTAAGATCCGGGCTAAGGCAATAGAGCTTTGGTCCCGTCTTACCAACTTTAACGAAAAGTTAGACGTTTACCTAAACGGCGAAGACAACCAGTACCCTATCGAAATAGAGCGCGTGGTTAACAACGCCCCTACGGGCAAACGTTCTGCCAATATGTTAAGTAAGTTTGTAGCGGGGGCAGGAGTAACAGACGACGGTGTTATAAACAAAAAAAAGAACCTTAAAAAGTCGGACCTGGTTAAAAGTATCGCGGACGACGTATCTGTACACTACGGGGCTTGGATACACGTAGGTTATGAGTTTACTAAGGACGCCAAACTGAAACCAGTAAACCCGCAAGTACTGGACTATAAAAAGTGCCGTATCTCTAAAGAGGACGCAGAGGACAACAAAGGCAAGATTTATTATGCAGACTATTCTACCGAAAAAAAACAAGGTAGACTCAGTAAAAAACAAAAACAACCCTGGTACTACCCTTTCAACTCCGACGAGAACGTAGTTATAGCGCAAATAAAAAAAGACGCTAAGGATGCAAAAATAGCAGGAGATAAAATAGAAGACCTCCTCCCTAGTTACCGAGGACAGGTATACTATTTAAACTTAACGCCGCAACACGTTTATGCCGTTAGTCTTTACGATGGGGTGTTCAACGATTGCGACACGGAGTACCGTATGTCTTTATACACAAATAGCGTAACCCGTACAGGTTTCTTAGGTAAAGTCGCAGTAATTACTCAAGGACTGGACCCGGAGGACGAGGACCAGGTAGACGAAGACGTAGAGAACTGGTTAGGGGCAGAAGAGGCCAGCACCGTATGGAGATTAAGTATAGGAGAAACTGCCGACATAGATAAGGTTGTAAAAATAATACAGGTTAAAAGTCAATACGACGAGAAACAATTTACGGAAACCCGTAAAAATTGTAGAATGAATATTTTAGGGGCTGCAAACAATATACCCGAGGCCTTAGTATTCAACTCCGGGGGCTTGTTTAGTCAAAGCGGAGAGGCCTATCAAAAACTTAAAGAGTTTTATAACGAGCAAACCGAGTACGAACGGGGTAAAGTAGAGCAAACTATGGTACTTTTAGGTTTCCCTTGTTCGATAATACCTATAATAAAATTAGACGATACTGGAGACTCCGGTACCGACGACGAAACTAAAAAAGCCCAGGCCGCTCTACGAGGTAGTGTAGAAGGAGTACAGGGTATTTTAGGCATACAACAGTCCGTTAGTCAACAGCTTACCGACTTCGAGAGTGCTATCACTATCTTAATGGAGATATATGGTTTTAGCAGATCAATAAGTGCAGCCTTGTTAGGGCAGCCGGAGATAGAAGTAAAACAAGTAGTAAAAATGTTAACTAAAAAATACGGAGTTAAAAAGAAACTGAGTGTCCTACTTACTAGGGATCTAAAAAATACTACGTAATGGCAATAGAGTTAAGTATAGAAGACTACGCTAAAATCGGTAAGGTGGCAACCCACTGCGATAACGACAAACTGGAGATAGCAGAACAAGAGGCGATCGAGTTCGACCTTATGCCTATTCTATGTAACTTATTTGCTGCCGTAGATACTAACTGGGGCCAGGAGAGCGGAGTCTACGCGGATTTAATAAACCCTACTACTTACGAAAACTGCGCAGGTTTTGAAACAAAACACACAGGCTTAAAAAACGTATTAGCCTACTACTCTTACGGGAGGTACCAAATGCTTAACGGTTTCGACGACACCGCAAACGGAGCAGTAACCAAAACGAACAATTTTAGTATTCCGAAACCTTTAGCAGAGGTAAAACAGTTTAGTAGTAAGTATCGCCAAATGGCAAAGGCCTCTTTTATAAAAGTGGAGGCTTTTATTTTACAGAACATAGACGACTATGCGGGATACGATTGCAGTAACCTAAAAGGATGCGGGTGTAACGGAAGCTGCGGAAAGACCGCGAACGTAAAAGGTTACGGTCTAAAGTCTAAAAACATTCGAAAATAATGGGGTGTATAAAACTTATAAAAGGCCACGACATTGGATGCGACTCGATATATACTAAATATTATCAAAATATTGTACTTATCAATAAGCCGGACGTTAAAGACTTCTTTATAGATAGTAGTAACACTCGTAACCGTATAAATTTTAATTTAAAGCCTGGACTTAAAGGATACTTATTCCGAGGACCGGAGGTAGGTAGTGCGCTATCTGCATCGTTTTCTAAGACTACAGTTAAAGGAATACCTCTCTATACCCATAACATAAAACTCCCTGTAGTAGGAGCGAGCGAAGATTCCAAAACTTTGTTAAAACAACTAGACTCCGGAGATTTTTTTGCAGCGATACATTTTAAAAGCGGGGAGGTAGAAATATACGGATTTAATTACGGTTTGACTACGCAAGACTACGACTACCAGTTACAGAGTACCGCTGGAGGTGCTTCTATTCCTATGAAGAGTGCATACCGAGAATATGATCCTCCTTATGTTTTTCTCCCTAACGTTAAGCAAGTAGATCCAGGGAGCTCTGTCTCTCAAAAAGCAATAGAAGACTTCGACAATTTATTTTTAGATCTTACTGAAATTTTTACAGGAGATTTTAACGACGATTTTAATAATGATTTTAACATAGACACTCCTTAAGACATGGCAGCCGACACAGCACAAGACGTAAGAGACCTTATAAACTCGGAGATAGACGATAACGGTAACAACGAAATAACCGCGGCCGTACTACGTCCTGTACTCTTAGCGATGGTAGACCAAACTAACGACCTTATAGGAGATCCTACAGAAATAGCTGCCGACACCGTTATCGACGAAATTAACGACGTAGCAGAAAACCAACCGAGCGGAGTAACAATTTACACCGGAACGGCAGACCCTAACGTAACTCCTCCTCCGTCCTTCGACATTGGGGATTTTTACCAGCAGACACTAGCCTCGGTAACGGTTGGATTTTACCAATACAACGGAGTGAAATGGGCAAGAGTAAATACTGTGGAAGACAACTACAGAAAAGCCACGGCTCCTGCTTCTGCAAGTTACGTAGTAAGTACAGGAGACCATACGATAGTGTATAGTGGTTCGAACGCCGCAGACACAATAGACCAACCCCTGGCAGCAGATAACGCCGCCAGGATACTAAAAGTAGTAAACCAGTCCGCTAACGATATAAACTTTACTATAAATTACGTAAGTTTAGACGGTACTAGTGTTTCTACTATCCCCGCAAACTCTATAGTAGAAATACAGAGCGACGGGGCTAACTGGAATAGAACAAACTAATATACAAAAATGGCAAATTTAACTTCCGTACTGAATACAATAAATACCGTCGTACTTGCGAACGGTAACAATGAAATAACTGCCGATACTCTACGACCAGTACTTATCGAAATGGCTAACTTTGTAGAGGATAAAGGAGGCCCTTTTGTTGATCTTAACACCGTAGCAAAAGGCAACTTAGTAGAGGCGATTAACGAGGCATTGACTTTAATAAACCAAATATCTGCCGCGGGTATAGCTTTGTACGCGGGGAGTTTTGACACTTACGCAGATTTAATTACCGCCATACCTACAGGAACGGAAGGGCAGTACGCTTTTTTAGCACAGGACGAACTCCTAAACGATGGTTTTTTCGAATACGACTGGGACACTGTGTCGGAAACCTGGAAAAAAGAAACGTCTACCCCCCAGAGTGCTATACTTATGAAAGTAAGCGGTAGCGACTTCGAAGGACAAACATCTTTAAAATTTCATTTCGACCACACCGATTTTATAGTAGAGGAGTTAGTAGGAGGAGGTATCGCCGTAGGAGTCAATAAAGATTTACTTTTCGAAGGATATTACGAAGAAGGTACGATAGCAGGAGGAGACCTATACCAAATACTGGGAGACTACGCAGAGGCCAACATAGAAATAGACAACCGAGGAGGAGTTAGTTACATTGCCCTTAATAGTGAGGTAGTTAACTTAACAGGAGGGTACAACCACCAAAATATAGCACCCGACACCTCTAAAGTAGCGTTCCAAAGTGGAGGGGATAACATAGGAGGACACCTACCTATCCCTCTACCTCCAGGAGCAGTATCGGGAACTTTCGGGGAGTATTACGACGACCCTAATTACACGGGCTTACGAGCTTTTTTATTATACGGTAGGTTTGACAATGCGGGCGCGCAGAAAAATTTTACTTTTACTTCCGGGATAGCGAATACAGGAGCGGTGCTTAAGTACGCAATGATTATCGCCATGCCTTTAATAACTAACAATTCGGACGAATTTAAGTTAAAAATGAAGGCCTTAAACGCTAATACGGATTTTGCCACAATACATCTAAACACTAAAGGATCAGAAGACGACGGAGTAACTCCTATAATGCCCGGACTAGAACTGGAGGCCTGTATAGATATTAGAGTACAAAACAACGAAAACGAACGTGTACAGATATTTATATCTCCGCACTGGACTTATATAACTAAGGCCATTACAGAGGCAGATTATGGCTTCGGTTATTATATAAAAGGACAGGGACTGGGCGACACCTTGGCTAAAACAGGAACGGCTGAGACTATAATAGGAGCCCCTACTCAGTTGGCTTGTTGGGACGCTGAGGGCAACCGTTCGGAGTTACCCGTATCTCTACTATATCGTAGAGCCTCCCTTACAGGACAGTACCAAGTACCAACGTCTAATGCCTGGGTAACACAGGATAATTTACAAGGTATGTTCGATGCAGTAAAAACAGCTATAGCAGGTACAGCAGCTACTCCCGTCTACCATTGGGGCAATATGGGGGTAGGTTATTTTAAAGCAGGCACAGTATTAAAAGAGTTACGTATGTTTAACAGGCTTAGATTTGACGACAGAGGAGTAGACGATATACAGGTAGATGTTAGTTACATGAAAGAGGCGGTACCTGGTGTAGGATGGAACATCACAGTAGGAGAAACTATAGTGAACGTTTTACCCCCTACAAATTTAAAAGGGGTGCAGGCTTTGGGTCTAAGATTAGAATATATAGTAAGTTTATCCGATTTTGTGCTACCGGTAGATTGTGTAGTAATGGTGGCTTTTAAAGGTATCGGGACTATAACCTCTACCGACGACTGGTCGGTAAATGGCGATTTAATATACCAAGATCCTTTCCCTGAAATATAAAAAAAAAAACAAATTATTAACTTTTAAATATATTAATCATGGCTTTAAAAATATACGTATCCGGTAATTATCTCTACATAGAAGACGTAGCAGGTAAGGTACTCAATGAAGGAAATAAAGGGGTTTTTGAGTTCTTAAAAGACTATTCAGACAGTACAGAATATTCTGTATTTAAAAATCAAAAAAAGATATTTCCTAAAAAAATATCGATAAACGACATACAGAAACAAAACGGAGACCCTTATACTCTACAGGAGTTTGATACTTTTAAAGAACAGAATACGGCTTTTAGCTCCGCCCCAGGGAGAGGGGCGCATGGGTTTTTCGATTACAACGATTTAGCTACCCAAACTACGCCCCTATCCGTAGTAGGAGGTACAGGTTTTACAAATCTTACTAATGACGAGGCCGGTCCTTTCACTAATAAAAATTACCCTCCTAATGGTGTTACCGACGTATGGGATGAGGTCTCTCAAAGTTTTGATTTTTCGGAGCTGCCTCTAGGATCTAAAATACATTTCAGAGTAGATTTAGACGTAACCACAGCAGGAGCTAACGCCGAGGTAGACTTAGCGTTAGAGTTAGGGGGGTCTGCGTATACTCTAGGTATAGCTAGACAGACTTTTAAAAATGCTGGAACGTATAACATGGCAGTAGGTACTTATATTTATATAGGGGACTTAAATACCAAAAATAACGCCGCTAATTTTAAAATAGAGTCGACTAATAATATAGACGTAGTCGTAAACGGCTGGGCGTGTCACATAACTTTATATTAACGATATGAAAAGACTTTTAAAAAGCAGTAAATACTGGGCAGCCATAACCGGGTCGGCCGTAGGACTATTGGCCTGGCACTTAACTAAAGACGTAACTGTAACCGTAACTATTATAGGTTTGTTCGGAGTAGGAATAGGGGGCACCGCCATAGAGGATGCAATGTCTAGGACTGGAGGAGAACTTCCGCCAGACGACGACGAACATAAACCACAAGGGGAGATATAGAAATGGGTCCAAAAACTAAAAATATTATCTTATTCTCGGTAGTACTACTAGCGCAGTTGCCTTCTATTTTCTACGGACTGGAGAACTTAAACGAGCAAAGGATATGGCTCTCTATAACACACGCTCGGCCAAAAGAGACACGTATAGATTTTTTTACTATGTACTATGCTAACGCTATTAGTTTTATAATAATGGCCTCTATGTTACACTACCCTAAATACCTTAACAAAGGGGTAACTAGATTTATATTGATCGTATGTTATTTAGACCTACTACATTTAGTCTTATTTGCTAAACAGGGTTTCGGTATGGCGAAAATAGGAGGAGCGATAGTACTGTGGATAGGATACGAAATAGTTAAAAAATTAAGGAATGGGTAGATTGAAATTAATATATAACATAGTGGATACTTTTCTCGTTGGAATTTGGGGGTTAACCGCTATCGAAATTATAACACTTTTGAACGCTAATTCTTTCGACTGGGTAGACGACTCTATAAAAACGGCCTTGGCCTTTGGAGGACTCGTATATCTTTTTGGTATTAAGATCCCTAGAGACTATCGTATGGGTAATTTAAACCGTAAAAACAAAGAGCTAGAAAACGAGCACCTGCGACTAGAGAACGAGAAACTAAAAGACGAGCAAGAAAATAACTAAGTATGAGAACGATAAAAAACATAGTTATACACTGCTCAGCAGGCCATACGGACGCTGCAGCTATACAAAGATATTTTTTAAGACCTAAAAACCAGGGAGGACGAGGCTGGCACACCGGAGGGTATCATATAATAATAGAAAAAGACGGGACCCTGGTACAAATGTATCCTTTTGACAAAGTTACTAACGGAGTTCGAGGACACAACCTCTCTACTATCCATATATGTTATGTAGGAGGAGTAGATCCTAAAAATGTACGTAAAGCGAAAGACACCAGGACCGCCGCACAGAAAAAAGCAATACCTAGGGCGGTACAACTTGCAAAGGATTGGATCTGTACTAACGGACAAGACACCGACAAAGGTCTAGGGGTCGTAGGACACAGAGACTACAGTCCGGACAAAAACCATAGCGGTTTGATAGAACCGTACGAACGTATTAAGGAGTGTCCTAGTTTCGACGTAATGAAGGAATACTCTAAACTCTTGGCCTCAAAAGACAGATATTTAAAACTCCCGTAATGAGAAAAGTAATTTTTATATTTTTGGTATTGATACTATTTACTGGTTGTAAAACTTCTAAGAGTTTAGACCTAGAAGACAAAACAGTGTCCGCCACAGAGACCGAAAAAAAGGAGACCGTAAGACAAGGGGATACCACCTCGCTATACATGCCTTACAATATTAGGCACAAAGATACTACTATCTACTCCTATAGTTATGAAACAAAGCAACTGATACGAGAAACTTACGACGAACAAGGCAACCGACAGACTGACTGCATATCCGACGAACTCCGCGAAATGGTAGAGCGTACTAAGACCTTAATAGAGAATAGCATAGCTTTATCGGAACAGAAAACAACAGAGTTTAACCCTGCAGGACTTATATGGGCAATAGTTGCTCTAGCGGCCGTTATGCTTTTAGCTTTAATTTTCGGAATGTTTGCCTTTATGAGTTTAAAAAAGGCTATACCTGGTATAGTAGCTGACGCCGTAGCTGCTGCAGTAAACAAGTAGCAACGATAATAAACTATACTTGTTTACTTATCTGCTCCTCGTCTGTGTTGGTCTCAGCCATAACGTAAACTATGTAAACTATAAAAATACTATAATAGTAGTTGTTTATAAAAATAGTATTTAATCGAAAAATATAAAATCTATATACACTTATACAGGTTACAGGGATCTTTGTTTCTTTTGTTCCTTTGTTTCTATCATATTTATAACTGTTTGAATATTACCGTTTTATAAAATAGTTATAAAAATACTTTGTTTATTTTTTAAAATTCTTTTTTACTTTCGATAAAACTCTTTAACTTAGCAAAAAATAAATTAAACTCTTTTTTCTAATGAAGACTATAGACCTAGGTAAAATTATTGAGGATCGCGGACTAGACACCAAAGAGGTGGCCGAGCTACTGTTTCCTAAGAACTCCTACCCTAAACTAGCCTTAAATCGAATACTGTCCGGAGAGGCAGTACTAGATGCGAACCAAATATCGAAACTTGCACTTTTTACTGGGATAAGTATAGGAGATTTATACGGAGTCGGAGACTGGAAATACAAAATAGATCCGAAAGGAGTCTACACCTTAACCTCCGGAACTTTTAAAGCCGTATTGAATACAGAAAACTGGCAAACAAAAATATTCGATAATAACACTTTACTGCACGAGGAGGTAATACACGCAGGCACTACTGCGCTAAGAGAGTATGTAACGAAACTTAATGATATAATAACTAAATATAAATCTAATGAACAATAACGTAGAGATTAAGGTAGTAATAGACCCTACCCAAGTAGACCAGGTAGCCGCTTTAGCCACATTTTTAAATGTCGTAGGAGGAAACCTCCAAGACATTAAAAATTTATCCGTTAAAGACGCGGAGCACGTACTACACAAAGTAGAGCACGTACTACACAAAGTAGAGAACGACGACAAGGACAAAGGATCTGACGACGACAAGGACAAAGGATCTGACGACGACAAGGACAAAGGATCTGACGACGACAAGGACAAAGGATCTGACGACGACAAGGACAAAGGATCTGACGACCCGAGTACCTGGACGGACGCCTACATGCGTACGGATAAAAAACCGGACGAACTTAAAAAGACTTGTACGGAGCTAGGTATCGATTTTGACGCAGTAGACGGTCTTAACACAAACGCCAAACTAAGACGCTTAATACTAAACTACTATAAGACGGGGGGAGGAGAGACAGTTAAAGAAACAAACGCCGACAAAGACAAAGGAACTGACGGGGACGCCCCTACTATTGACGAAGTACGTAAGGCGGTGCAGGCGAACGCAGGCGAACACAGGGACGCAATGAAAGCCGAACTAAAAAGACTGGGAGCAAGCAACGTAACATCGTTAGACGAGTCTAAATACCAGGAGTTTTTAGATTTTGTAGAGCTTCTATAAAATGGCAGAACCAAAAACAGACCACTCGAAGAGAGCCCATGCACTACTAAGTGCTTCGGGTGCTTCGAGGTGGTTAAATTGTACCCCCAGTCCTAGATTAGAGGATAAGTTTAAAGATCCAGGTACTAGTAGTTATGCGGCCGAAGGTACTTTGGCACACGAACTGGCGGATATAGGGTTGCGCCTGGCAGCAGGACAACTAGATAAAAAACAATACGACGCTTTACGTACCGAACTATCCGATACCAAAGACTATAAGGACTACTACTCTCCCGAAATGGATACGGAAGTACAAAAGTATATCGATTTTGTTATGGAACAGTACGCCATAGCTAAAAAAAATACTCCGGGAGCCCTTTTATCCGTAGAGGAGGCAATAGATTTAACTCACTACATACCGGAAGGGTTTGGAACCGACGACGCTATAGTAGTAGGCGACGGAATACTGGACGTAGACGACCTTAAGTACGGTAAAGGACTACCTGTCTATGCGAAGGACAACCCCCAGTTAAAACTGTACGGACTAGGAGCCTTAAGAATACACGAACTTAACTACGATATTCACACCGTTAGGTTAAGTATAATACAACCTAGGTTAAATCACATAGACACCTGGTCCATAAGTGTAGAGGAGTTACTTCTTTGGGGACAAAAAGTAGTAAAACCAACGGCAACGAAGGCCTTTGCGGGTAAAGGAGTCCAAAAAGCAGGAGATTGGTGTAGGTGGTGTAAGGCTAAACACAACTGTGCTACCTTGGCAGCTAACATGGTTAAGATAGCGGCTAACGATTTTAAAGATAAGCCTACGTTAAAGACCGACGTAATGTTACTTAGCGACGACAAGGTACTAGAAATATACAACAAACTCCCTATTTTTAAGTTTTGGGAGGAGGCAGTAAAAGGATACGTACTACAACAAGCAAAAGACGGTAAAAAATGGAAGGGGTATAAACTGGTTTCCGGTAGATCTTCACGACGATGGAAAGACGAGGAGGCAGTTAAACAAGTTTTAAAAGACGAACTTTTCGAAGAAGAGGAGTACACTAATTTAAAACTAGAAGGTATAGGAAACGTAGAAAAACTGGTAAAAAAAGCCAATTTCGATGCGATCCTGGGTACTCTTGTAATTAAACCACAAGGAGCCCCTACTTTAGTGCCTGAGAGCGATAAAAGACCCGCGTTAGGAATTGAACAAGCAAAAGAAGACTTTAAGGAAAATTTAGAAGATTAAAACAATTTTTTATTTTTTATGTAAAATATTTTTTATAATTTCGTTAAATATTAATATCTAAATAAATTTTTATGAGTACAAAAGTAGTAACAGGTAAAGTACGATTCAGCTATGCGCACGTATTTACACCTACAGCAATCGACGAGGGGGCAGACCCTAAATATAGTGTTAACCTTATCATATCGAAAGACGATACGACGACTATAGAAAAAATCGAGGAGGCCGTGGAGGCAGCCAAACAACTAGGTAAGACCTCAAAATGGAACGGTAAACTACCACCAAAATTAAAACTACCTCTAAGAGACGGAGACGAAGAGAGACCGGACGACGAGAACTACGAAAACTGCTATTTCATTAATGCCAGTAGCCGCAACAAACCCGGTATCGTAGACCGTAACAGGGACGAACTAATGACAAAAGAAGAGTTTTATAGTGGTTGTTTCGGTAGAGTCTCTATTAACTTCTATCCTTTTAATGTTTCCGGTAATAAAGGAATAGCCGCAGGTCTTAATAATCTACAGAAACTAGAAGACGGAGAACCACTAGCAGGAGGGACTTCTGCGGCAGAGGACTTCGCCGAAGACTTCGACGACGATTTAATGTAGAAACAACTCTTTATTTTTAGAGGAGGTATTCTCTCCTCGATAATAAGCCGGAGTTTTGTACCGTATTACTCCGGCTTATTTTTTGGCACTATAAGCTCAGCAGGTAGAGCTAACGCGTATCCCTTTTGTGAGGTTAGTCGTTGGTCCTTGGTTCGATTCCGAGTAGTGCTACTTAGATACTCTACTGGGATACAAATATCTTAACATTTTAAGTTAACCACAGGCCTGGCACTATGCGTGCTGGATATTGAAGCCTGGTAGAGTACAGAAATACGGCAACCTCTTGGACTAGGGTAACTGGGCAAGAGACCGTAGACTGGAGGGCAAGCGGAAGCCACAATACAGATAGAGGTATCGATAACCTGTAACGTGGACGAGGTAGACGAATACAATAAGCTACCGCCCTCTTTTTTTAAACTAACTTAATAGATATATGACCGAAGTACTCCATATCGACGTAGAAACCTTCAGTAGTGAAGACATAAGAACTGCAGGAGCATATAGGTACTGTCAATCGATAGACTTTGAAATTTTAATGATCGCCTACTCTTTTGGTAAAGGACCTATAAAAATGGTAGATCTATGCCAAGGAGAAAAAATACCCTTAGAATTTATAAACGCCCTTACCTGTGCATCGGTATTGAAAAAAGCACATAACGCAAACTTTGAACGTAACGCTTTTAAGGCCTACGGATACGACGTACCTATCCAGGAGTGGGAGTGTACCGCGGTAAAAGCAGGATATTGTGGTCTACCTATAGGCCTGGACGCTTTATCTAGGGTACTCCAGTTAGCCGATAAGGGTAAACTCGCTACAGGTAAGGCACTTATAAGGTACTTTTGTAGGCCTTGTAAACCAACAAAAACAAACGACCAAAGGTTAAGGAACATGCCCCACCACGACACCGAAAAATGGGAGGAGTTTAAACTTTACTGTATAAACGATGTCGAGGCAGAGCGCACCGTCTCGGAGACAATAAAAGACTACTCGTTGACGGACGCAGAAGCAGATAACTATGTACTGGACCAGGAGATAAACGACCGAGGTATAGAGATAGACCTTATAATGGCTGCAAACGCCTACGAAATGGACCAAAAACACAGCGCCGTATTACTACAACAAATAAAAGAAATAACAGGTTTAGATAACCCTAATAGTCCTGCCCAGTTAAAAAAGTGGTTGAGCGAAGAGCTAGGACAAAACGTAACATCTTTAGCTAAAGGAATGATGCCGACACTTATCGAAACAGCTGGGGAAGGACTAGCAGGGGACGTATTGGCGTTAAGAGGTAAAGCATCTAAGACTTCTATAAAAAAATATTTGGCGATGTTAAACTGTGTAGGGTCTGACGGCAGAGCAAGAGGTCTCCTGCAGTTCTACGGAGCGAACAGGACCGGACGATGGGCAGGCAGACTCGTACAACTACAGAACCTACCGCAGAACCACCTAAAAGAATTGGCAATGGCTCGCCAAGTTTTCGCGGCAGGGGACTACGACCTGGCGAAATTACTATACGATAATATCTCCAGTACCTTATCCCAGTTAATTCGTACGGCCTTTGTAGCTAAAAAAGGACATACTTTCGGAGTCGCAGATTTTAGTGCGATAGAGGCTCGTGTAATTGCTTGGCTTGCCAACGAAGTTTGGAGACTGGAAGTATTTAAGACTCACGGTAAAATATACGAAGCCTCCGCCTCTATGATGTTCGGAGTACCCCTGGAAGAGGTAACTAAAGGTAGCGACTACAGAGCCAAAGGTAAAGTAGCGGAGTTGGCCCTAGGATACCAGGGAGCGGTAGGTGCCCTTAAACAAATGGGAGGAGAACGTATGGGACTCTCTGAAACAGAAATGAAAACGATAGTTAAAAAATGGAGATCCAAAAACCCTGCTATCGTCGAAATGTGGAAGAAAATCGAAGCGGCCGCAATAAGAGCCACAAAAAACAAAAGAACTCCCGTACGATTAAGTAGGTACAAAGGGGTTACTTTCCTGCACGACGGACGAGTATTAACTCTTACTCTACCCTCGGGACGTAAACTTTTTTACCAAGAGGCGCAAGTGTATTCGAAAACTACTAAAAGTACCTACGGTCCCTGGACTAGAGACGCGATAAGATACAAAGGTATAAGACAAGAGACCAAACAGTGGGGCTGGATAGATACGTATGGAGGTAAGTTAACGGAGAACATTATACAGGCCATTGCCAGGGACATTCTAGCGGATGCGATGTTACGCATAGATCGAAATGAGTACGACATAGTTATGCACGTACACGATGAAGCCGTATGCGAGCTCCCTATAGAAGACGCGGAGGACGATTTAAAAATAATAGAGGATATAATGTCTACTCCTATAGAATGGGCAAAGGGACTCCCCCTAGGAGCCGATGGATACATAACTCCTTTTTATAAAAAAGACTAAATAAATAACATGGATATAAAGTATAACGGTACAATAGACTTAGCGGTAGGGATGTCCGCCCGTTCTAAGGTTTGGAAAAACAAAAAATATACTTGGTCGGAACTGATAGACCGATTAATGGAGGAGCATAAAACCACGGAAACCTATAAGGAGTACATAGGTGCAAGTAAACCCGAACAACTTAAAATAAAAGACGTAGGAGGATACGTGGGAGGGTATCTACGAAATGGTAGGAGAAAACCAGGGAACGTGCAACATAGACAACTAATGACCCTAGATATAGATTTTGCACACAAAGATTTTTGGGTCGACTACCTTCTGCAGTTCGAAAATGCTGCTCTTTTACACGCTACACACCGACACACCGAGACTAGTCCTAGGTACAGACTTATAATACCTCTATCGAGAGAAACCACTCCGGACGAATACGTAGCGGTTTCCAGGGCGATAGCAGGAGCCTTAGGTATAGATTTTTTCGATAATACTACTTTTGAAACTAACCGTCTTATGTTTTGGCCTTCTAGTCCAAAAGACGTAGAATATTATGCAGTGTACCAGGACGGTCCCTGGATAGATGTAGACGAGGTCCTGGATACTTACATAGACTGGAGAGATACAAGTCTATGGCCTACAGCAGAGAGTAAATTCCAAGACGTTAAGGACTCAGTAGACAAGCAAGAAGACCCCGAAAATAAAAAGGGGGTAGTAGGCGCGTTTTGTAGGGCTTTTACAATCGACGACGTTATAGAGAATTTCTTAAGTAAGGACTATGTAGACGCAGGCAAAGACCGATATACTTATACCAAAGGTAGTGCGGCGGCAGGACTTATAGTTTACGACAATAAATTCGCCTTTTCGCACCACGGCACAGACCCTACAGGAGGTAAACTATGTAACGCCTTCGACTTAGTTAGAATACATAAATTCGGACATTTAGATCCCGACGACGTAAAACGGAGTAGTATCCCTAAAAGTTTTAAAGCCATGGAGGACTTCGCTACTGGACTAAAAGAGGTTAAGTCTGTGATAGCTACCGAAAAGATAAGCGAAGCACGTTACGACTTTGCAGAGGAGATAGAAAATGTCGAGGAGGATTTAGGCTGGATGCAAGAGCTAGACGTAGACGCAAAGGGGAAATACTTAAGTACAGCGACTAATATAAATACGATTTTCGGAAATGATCCGAGACTGAAAGGTATTTTTAAACATAACAGTTTCGATAATAAGAGGTATGTTTTTAAGAGTTTACCCTGGAGGAGGGTAGATAAACCCGAACCAGTAAAGAATGTAGATTATGCAGGCGTCCGAAATTACATAGAGAGTATCTACGGTATAGTCGGTAACTTAAAAATAGAGGACTCGATGTCCTTAGAGTTTGAGAAACACCTCTACCACCCCGTACAGGACTACCTACAGGAGTTAGAATGGGACGGTACAAAAAGAATAGATACTCTACTTATTGATTTTTTCGGAGCAGAGGACAATCTATACACTAGAGAGGCGACACGTAAAACCCTCGTAGGAGGTGTAGGACGCATACTAAGACCCGGAATTAAGTTCGATCTAGTACTAACGTTAGTAGGGGGACAAGGTGCAGGTAAAAGTACTCTAGTAAAGAAATTAGGTAAAACATGGTATAGCGATACTTTTATGACCGTACACGGTAAAGAAGCCTTAGAGCAAATACAAGGTGCCTGGCTTATAGAAATGGCCGAACTATCCGGAGTACGTAAGTCCGAAGTAGAGGCAGTTAAGCATTTTATATCTAAACAAGAGGATACTTTTAGGCCTGCCTACGGTCGTAACTCCGAGACATACCTAAGGCAATGTATCTTTATAGCCACCACAAACAACAAGGATTTTTTAAGAGATCCGTCGGGTAACAGGAGATTTTTACCCATAGACCTAAACATACCTAACTCGAATAGGAGTATATTTAAAGACCTCAGCGAACAAGAGGTCGACCAACTTTGGGCAGAAGCAGTACACCTGTTTAAAAAAGGAGAACCTCTGTACCTAAGTAAAGAAGCAGAGGGTATGGCGAAAGAAGAGCAGAAAAACCACAGCGAAACGGACTACCGTAAGGGTATTATAGAGACGTATCTAAACACCGAACTTCCCGAAGACTGGGGTAAAATGGACTTGGACGCGAGACGTAGTTACTTAACAGATCCGGAGGGGGACGAACTATCTCCTATTAAGAAAACGACGATTAAGTCTTTCGTATGTGTTGCAGAGATTTGGTGCGAATGTCTAGGTAAAAATAAGGAGGACATGGACCGCTATAAAACCCGAGAGGTTAACGATATCTTACGAAGCCTGGACGACTGGGAACAGTCTACCTCTACTAAGAATTTCAAAATATACGGTAAACAAAAATACTATTCTAAAAAAAATATAAAATAATGGGACAGAGAATAGAAACCGATGCCCCCCTAGAGCAAAGAATATACATAGTAAGAGGCAGATACTATAAAGAGGGCAACGAAGTTAAGCCTGCGCCTTATTATGATGTTGAAAAAATGCAATATTATTATATAAGGAGCAAATAGATGGTAAATAAATACACGCAACAATTATTCGGAGAATGTACGCAAGTATGTTTAGCTAATATTTTTAACCTAAAAAATATAATAACCGAGACCACGAAAAAACAAAGAGAAGAGGGCACTAGTTGGCTACAGTCTCGGAGACTAATAGAGAGACACACCTCTTTTACTTCTCAAAATTTACTTTTTTCACCTACCCCTGTTAAATCTTACTTACCTATTTTTGAAGTAGACCACGACTTTAACAATGGTAAAGACCTGTATTGTGTTTTTCTTCTATCTGTTAAATCTAACATAGAGGGCTACACGCATTGCGTACTAGCTATAAAAGAAAATTTTAACCCTACTTTAAATATATTAGACCCCTTAAATAAAAAATGTAAAAAGATACACCTAAATAAGTTTTTCAAGGAGTACGACTGTAGTGCAGTAGAGAGTATATGTTCTGCAGAACACGGAGGCACTATGTTTTTTGAAGCCTGCCACTTTAAACATTTACAACTGCCTCAATGATGAAAATAGAAAGTGAGAAAAACCTAGAACGTAAACTCCGAGAAGAGACTAAAAAACTCGGAGGATGGTGCCTTAAACTTTTGTGTAATCACATAAGCGGGCTCCCCGACAGACTGGTACTATTGCCTGGGGGTATCGCTATTTTTGCAGAGATCAAAACAACAAAAAAGAAACCTACCCGGATACAAACTCTAGTACACAACAAGATAGAAAAACTAGGTTTCGAGGTACATATTATAGATACGACAGAAAAAATACACACTTTATTAAATGAACGAAAAAGACCTACATAACTACCAAGTAGCTACCGTGTCCCATATTATAGACTTTCCTCATTGCGGAGTATTCCTGGACATGGGACTAGGTAAGACTATTAGTTCCTTAACCGCCATAGACATACTTATCTATAAAGAGCTCGCCATATCTAATGCTTTAATAGTAGCTCCTAAAAGAGTAACGGAGAGCGTATGGGACGTAGAGGCCGCAAAATGGGACCACGTAAAACACTTAAAAATAGTCAAGATTATAGGCAACGAAAAGAAACGTAAGGCTGCACTAGCACAGGAGGCAGACGTGTATATGATAAGTAGAGACAACTTGGTTTGGCTCTGTGGACTTTATGGAGGGTCTATGTTGCCCTTCGATATGTTATTTATAGACGAGTCTAGTAGTTTTAAAAATAGTAAGTCTAAAAGATTTAAGGCATTAAGATTCGTACAACCTTCTTTTGACAGAGTAGTGTTACTTACAGGAACTCCTGCCCCTAATAGTTATATGGATCTTTGGTCGCAGATATACCTACTAGACAGAGGCGAACGACTAGAGAAGTTTATAACCAGGTACCGAAAAAAATACTTTAGTCGTTCCTATAACGGGTTTAGTTACGACATAAACGAGGGACAGGACGAAGTTATAAATAATAAAATAAAAGATATTTGTATAAGCATGAAGTCGGAGGACTACCTAGACCTACCTGGAACTATAATTAACCCAGTAGAGTTAGTTATGTCTCAGTCTCTACGTAGAAAATACCTAGATTTTGAAAAGGAGAAAGTCTTACAACTGTTCGAAGAGAGAGACGAAGAGAGAGACGAAGAGAGAGACGACGAGAGAGACATAAGTGCAGTAAATGCGGCCGCTTTATCTACTAAGCTCCTACAGTTCGCGAACGGAGCCATATACGACGAGGACAGAAACGTACACCATATACATAACTTAAAAATAGAAGCCGCTAAGGAGATAGTAGAGGATGCCAATGGTAAACCAGTAATAATCGCCTGGACGTTTAGACATGACAGAGACCGCCTTCTTAAGGCACTCAAAGACTACAACCCTGTGGCTTTAAAAACGGACCAAGACATAAAAGACTGGAACGCTAAAAAAATACGCGTACTCCTAATGCACCCCGCAAGTGGAGGACACGGGTTAAACTTACAGCACGGAGGTAATATACTTATATGGTTCGGACAGACCTGGAGCCTGGAACTCTACCAACAACTTAACAAACGTTTAGACCGACAAGGGCAGGAGGAGATAGTAGTCCTACATAAGTTGCTCCTGCAGGGATCTATCGACCTGGACGTACTTAAAGCGATAGAACGTAAAGCAAAAGGGCAGGACGCTTTAATGGAGGCCGTTAAAGCACGTATAGATAAATATATGAAATAGTTAAATTTTTTTACTACCTTTGGATCAACAGTTTAACAAACACCTAATATTTTAAGAACATGAAAAGATTTTTATTCGCGATCCTTTTGCTATTTACAGCATCGACGCTACTAGGGGCAGCACCTCCTAGTTACGACGTAGGACCAGACCAAGTGCAAGTATTTTTAGATTCCCCTACAGGAGACCTAATGCAAGTAGCAACCGTTAACCTAGATACTGCCGAGGTAGTACATACGACAGATTGCGGAGCGAACGTAACAGCAAACAAAATTGTCGGTAATTTAATTGTTATTGTAACATCTGTAAAAGGAGAGGACTACGCGTACGTAGCCAAGACCAGGCACTATGTTACTCCCGAAAATATCGAAAAACATTTAACTGGAAACGACTTTTTATATAAACAGAATTACAGACCCGGATATAACGGAGAACCCGAAACGGAGTTAATAAGTTATCGATCCCAGTACGTAGAAACCTACGAACCCTATTATACCGAAAAAGCACTTTTTACAGAGACGGAGTTCATAGAACCGCCTTTAATTAAAGTACGTTGTTGATTTAAGTTTTATAAATTTTATTTAGTTAAAAGCCGTTTTTTAAGTAAGACGGCTTTTTTATTTAAAAATAAGTTTCGATATTTAATAAAAGTTTTTTATATTTGTCGTCCTATGATAGATATAAAAATAGAGATTCTGGACGAGGACGAACTAGAGTTAATAGAAATACATAAAACGTTCGGTAATGACGAAGAGGCGAACTTGTTTTTACAAAAAACATACGACTCAAAAATGCAAAATATTTTCAATAAGATAGGCGCAGGAAAGTTTAGACCTTCTGAAATTATGAAAGGTAGTAGCAGCTCCTATAATACCTCTAATCCTAACGGCCGCGTAGATAAGAAACCTCTATACGATATTGCAGCAAAAGCTTGTTACCAACGAAGTAAAATAAAAATAGTTAACTCTTTTTGAAAGTATTAGAACTTTTTGCGGGTAGTAGGTCTATAGGTAAGATAGCGGAGACAAAAATTGCCACCACGAACCCGCCCCTAGAGGAAGCAGAACAGGCACTTAGAAATAATTACGAACGAAGCAAACTACCCGAACAACTATGTACAGAGATAATAGACTGTACGGCTTTTAAAATAGAGATAGCAATATGAGGGAAATAAATGTACTTAGCCTTTTCGTAGGTAACGGATGGACGGTAGATGCGATAGTACACTTTTTTAAATTTATGAAATTCTAAAACTATGAAAACAGACAACAATACAAAAGCAAAGGAGATACCAGATAATTTTGTGGCTAAAGAATACAACGAAGAGACCGACAAAATAGCAAAGAAAAATTTAGACTTATCTATGAAACTATCGGGATTACTGAGTATGTTAGAGGCGTACTTCACGGAGTACCACCAAAACCGTAGGGAGATTATAGGTATAGCAAAAAGTATGGTTTTACAGGACGCAGAGTCCGACCACCAAAAAAGCGAAATAAATCGCAAGACTAAGAACCAGTTAAATAAACTAGATAACCAGGCCGATACCTTCTATAAATTTACTAAAAGATTCTCTAAAGAGTTTAACGAGATTTTCGGACAAACCGAACTGGAGGATAACCTTATAGACGCAATGGAGCGTTTTTGGTCCCAGAATGTAAAGATAGACGCTAACACCGTAACGATAAAAGAATTTAAACACAACTAAATAATTATAACAATGAGAGCACTAAAATTTATAGGACATAATCAAATTTTTGCCAAAGACCAACAAGAATACAAACAGCTACCCGCCTACGTAGACGATAAGGGTATGGTAACGACCTGCTGGGAACTTACCGACGCAGAGGTCGCAAAGATAAAAGAGACCAGTACAGTAAAGTTAACAGTCCTTACTTTCAATAGACCGGCGCAACCTATAAGCGTTAACGCGACGAGACCGTCCTTCCCCATAGATCCTAAAATACGACTAATGGTTAACCCCCACTCCTGGGACGGAGATACGGCCACTTTTAAGATAATGGTAATTCCTACCGCCCTCCAGGAGATCATTAAAAACAAAACTTTTTGGATAACTACCGTAACCTACGGAGGACCTTTGCAACCTATACAGGGTAAAATAAACTAGAACCTATGCCTATAACTATAAATCATCACAGTTTCGACGAACTGTGTAACGAACACAGCGAAATAGTAATATCTTTTACTAACGGTAGGGAGATTCATATAACCGAACGAGGAGAGGCCGTATATATTCAAAGCCCTACAGGAGACAAAATACAATTTAAAGACAACCAGGATAACGTACTGCAGAATAAACACGGAGTAATAACTATTAAAAAGTAGGGTATGGGACAATTTAAAGAGTTTTTAGAATATATCGCCCAGGCTTTTAAGATTTGGGTAATAGTACAGCCCTGGGAACAGGCCTTAATAGTTAGAAACGGTAAGAAAATCCGTAAGAAAGGAGGAGGTATCTACTTTAAACTCCCTTACTTCGATAGTGTATACGTCCAGGAGGCCCGACTCCGTGTAGTGGAGATAGCTATACAAACCTTAACCACCTCCTGCGGTAAGACCATAACCTTAAATAGTTCCTTTGGGTACACCATAGCGGACCTGGAGAAACTATACGATACTCTGTACCAACCGGAGAGAACCTTATCTAATGTAGTAAGCGGGACCACGGCGAATATAGTATTTAGTCAAAAGGTCGAAGACATTACGCCGCAGAACATAGAGGAGAAAGTGTTAAAAGAACTACAGGAGGGTAACGACTACGGCCTGGACTTCCAGTATTTTAAACTTAATAACTTCGCCATAGTTAAAACTTTCAGGCTTATACAAGACCAGTCCTGGACGGATCACGGGCTCGATATGGAGGCTAAGAAATAGACCTTTTTATAAAATAATATAAAAAAGTTTCGGTTTATATTAAAAAAAAGTTTTATATTGCGGTATATTAATCTTTAAAATGTAATTCAAATGCAAACACAAAGAGAGAAAAATAGGTTAACAGTTAAAAAAAATGGAATTAGATTATTTAGAAAAAAAAATATAGTTAAAGCAATTACTGAAAGCTCTGTTTTTTAATTGTTTAGAACTACCTTAAAACATCGAGCCCTAACAGAGTATCTAAAACTCTGTATAAGACTAAACGAAATACCGAGAGAGTCTCTCTTGACCCTTATAAATGGTTGCGGAGATCCCGAAGCACTACTAAAAACCATAGAAATTATAAAGAAGGGCGAAATATAAGTCCTCACAGGAGACGCCGAAAACCTGGGACAGAGTAGGCAATACTTTTAAATGTAATTAAAATGCAAACCACAATCGACAAAAACAAAGAAGAGACCAAGGCCAAAGGCAAAAAATTAGAAACTTTAAGAGATGCACTAGTACGTGCCCTCTCTGAAAAGTCTATAATTTTAAAAGCCCGAATAATAAGAGGGTGTGTTCATTTACACGTAGACGGACTTAACGGAGGACAGATAGATAAACTACATGCTTTTAAGGACGAGTACAAACCCTCGGAATTGAACTTAAAAAGATCCGGGACAGGAATAACTATAATAGTTAAAATATAATTAACTCCCTAGGGTGTACTCCTCCGCTGCACCCTTCTTTTAAATCTTATCGACATGAAAAAACTAAGACAAATACTCTACTGTGTTTGGTTATATCTTACTTGTAACCATGAAGGAGCAACTCTAAATACTGGAGAAACTACGATACACTGCACAAAGTGTAAGAGTAATTTTAAGATATATTAGTTATGGCTATTAACAGAGAAATGATAGAGGCCATGCTGGTAGATTTTAAAAAAGAGAAAAATCGAGAGGCAGAACTAATACTAATACACCCTAGTAGCTCAGCCACATTAATTAGATCCCTTACTGGGTCGACTAATTATGGCGGCATAATGGCACCGGACTTTAAAATGATTGTTAAAGGAGTTCCTATAAAAAGAAGTTACGACGTACTAGAAGGAACAACAGAAATATACTAAACTATGAAAACAAAAATCACAATTAAGACCGTTTTTGGAAAAATAATTTTTCAATACGAAAAAGAAAGTAACACTATAAAAGAAACTCTTTTAAAAGCCATCAAAGAAGGGGCTAACCTACGAGGGGCTAACTTAGAAGGGGCTGACCTAGAAGGGGCTAACCTACGAGGGGCTAACCTACGAGGGGCTAACCTACGAGGGGCTAACTTAGAAGGGGCTGACCTAGAAGGGGCTAACCTACGAGGGGCTAACCTACGAGGGGCTAACCTACGAGGGGCTGACCTACTACGGGCTGACCTACTACGGGCTGACCTACTACGGGCTAACCTACGAGGGGCTAACCTAGAAGGGACTAACTTAGAAGGGGCTAACTTAGAAGGGGCTGACCTACTACGGGCTAACCTACGAGGGGCTAACTTAGAAGGGGCTAACCTACGAGGGGCTAACTTAGAAGGGGCTGACCTACGAGGGGCTGACCTACGAGGGGCTAACCTACGAGGGGCTGACCTAGAAGGGGCTGACCTAGAAGGGGCTAACCTACGAGGGGCTAACTTAGAAGGGGCTGACCTACTACGGGCTGACCTACTACGGGCTAACCTACTACGGGCTAACCTACGAGGGGCTGACCTAGAAACTTCTATAAAAGTCCCTATTTTTTGTAAATGGGGTGTAGGTATTACCGATGATAAAATACATATAGGGTGCGAAAAAAGAACTATCGAGGAGTGGGATAGATTTTTTGTATCTAAAGAAGAGTTAGAAACTGCACGCGACACAAAAGAATTTAAACAGATAGAGGCCTGTTATTTAGCTTTTAAGGCCTACTACCTTCATATAAAAGACAATGGTTAAAATATTCTACGATACGGAAACTACAGGCGTAAAGCCTTTGCGGCACAGCATACACCAACTGGCAGGATTGGTCGAGGTAAACGGTAAAGTAGTAGAGGAGTTCGATATTCGTATGGCTCCACACCCGAAGGCCTTAATAGATATCCAGGCCCTCCGTATCGCGAAAGTAACACGAGAGCAGGTTCTAGGATACCAACCTATGTCGCACGCCCTAAAACAGTTTGTTAACATCGTAGGAAAGTATGTAGATCCTTACGACAAAAACACCCGGGCGTATTTAGTTGGTTTTAATAACCGTTCTTTCGACGACGAGTTTCTAGTTATACTGTTCGCTATCTGTGATAACGATGCCCTGTTTAGTTACTTTTGGCACAATACTTTAGACACCATGGTTTTGGCCTCTCAGTATTTAATCGACAGACGGACTAGTATGCCCTCCTTTAAACTTAAAAGGGTGGCGACTGAGTTAGGTATCGAATACGACAAAAACGGTTTACACGACGCTTTATTCGATGCCAGGCTAACTAGAAAAATATACCGTATTGTTACGGGACTAGATTTTGAATTATGAAACGAAAAAAGAAAAAAGTAGTATTAACTAGATACTCCATTCCAGTAAAAGTATTTAAAGGGGTTAAACAGATGGCGGACTATATCTCCGACGTTTTGAAACTGGACGAGACCAACGTAAGTAAAGAAGGGTACGACTTTTATTACGTTAGCAATGTACGTGCCTTTTTAATAAAATTAATACATAATATTTAATACCATGTTAAAAAATCTAGATCAACACTACACAGCGAACGCGATAAGAACCTACACAGGTAAAGCCTTCGACATAACTATATTAGATCCGAAAACCATTTGTATAGAGGATATAGCACACGCCCTTAGTCGTACCCCTAGATGGTCCGGACATACTGAGAAAATATTTACGGTAGCCCAGCACAGCGTCTTAGCTTGTTTACGTGCAACAGAAAAAAATAAACTTGCAGCGTTACTACATGATGCGTCCGAGGCATATCTACAGGATATTGCTAAACCTATCAAAGTACTACTTCCCGACTATCAAAGACTGGAGGCTAACCTTATGGATGCTATAGCTTTTAAATTCGGATTCGATTTACCTCTCGATGAAGAAGTAAAACTCATAGATAGAGAACTTTTGCAAGTAGAATGGGATATGTTTGTGATACCGTCTAAAGAAGAAATAGAAGACCCTTATAGTGTTCTTCCCGATTTTTGGAGTCCGGACTATGCAAAAGAATACTTTTTGGGTATGTATCAGCAATTTAAAAAATACTGTGATTGTGGCAGGATACACGAAAATGTACCACAAGACGGTTACGAGCACTACTGTTCCGATTGCCACAAAGTTATACGAGACTGCCTAGGACCAAAACCTATGGACGATAACGATTATAATTGCTCTACGTTATAAAATAGGAGAAATGGTACACAATAAATATACCTCTGTAAAGTGAAAAGCTACGAACATATAAACGCCAGGCACGGACTACCGATAGATAGCCCTACAGGAGTTAAGATCCTGGGAGGTTGCTTTTACGTCCTAACAGATGGAGACGGTAAGGTAGTAGGACAAACAAACTACACCCTGGTCGATATAAAACAAGGCAAGGCACAACTGGAAGACTCCGAAGGTTTTAGGTTCTTATGTAAATACGAAGGACTGCAACTAGCCAACAACTACGAAAACGATATGCGACTTAAGGAGTACGAGACGGAAGAGTTTAAATACCTGCATACTCTTAAGACCGTACTACCGACAATCGATCCGGAGACAGAGGAGTTTATAAAAGACGTACAGGAGAACGGTACACCCCTGTTAGAAAACATAGCGGTGCCTGTTACTAAGAAGGTAAAAATAGTAGGCGACTACGAACTCAAAGGAATAGAGACTCCCGAGAACCAGTTAGCGGCGTTTTTAAAAAGTCCGGAACATAACAGAACTGGATACCCCGAAAACCCTAGAGAGATAAAATATTCCGCTAAAGACATGATAGCACTAATTAAATTTATAAATAAATAAGACTATGGCAAAAACGATATTTAACGGAGGAGACCCTTTAGAAGGATGTCCTACTGATTGGGAACAAGCAAGAACCTGGACTAAAGAAGCAAACGGCGATGCCGAAGACTACGAGCAGCCCGTATGGAGTTTCGACTGTGGGTTTAAATTAGACTATGACGGTCCTATAATGAACATAAATAGTAGATTCTACCCACCTAAAAAACACTACGGACCAAACTGGGACGGGAGTGTAACTCTCCATATAATGGGCAGAGAGATAAGCTCCTGTAAATTCGAATGTGGAACCTTAGACGATCTAAAAATAGAAGTCGAAAAACACACTGAAAAACTTAGAGGCAAAGTACTAGGACTGTTCCATGTACCGAAAAAAGAGGAGGCTAAACCTAATACAAAAAGGACGGTAATTTATGGCGCTGGATAAAACCAAAAAGGACGAAAGATACCTGCTTTTTGCGTACAGAGGATACCAAATGCAGGGAGGACTAGACGACCTAGAGAGCAGCTACGCCACTATATCCGAAGCAATAAAGGAGGCTAAAAGCATGAGCATAGGAGACGATCTATACGTACAAGTATACGACCGACTAATAGGCAAACAGATTAATTTAGAACAATACGAAAATATATCGATATGAAAAAATACTATATAATTTACAGACTAATAGTCGTACTGGTTATGCTATCCCTTTTTATTATGGTACTCTGCGCAATGGCCTGGCTTTTATCCGACCCTCTGAACGGACGGGGAACTCCCGCACCTGTTTGGTTAAATAATTGGTTTATAGTGAACATAACAGGAGTTACCGTAGTAGCACTAATGTCGGTACCAGGAATATTAAAGTATCTAAAAAAGATAGGGTTTAAACTCCTAGGTAGAATATTAATATTTATAATGAGAGGCAAGTAATGAAGTACAATGTAATTTATGCCGATCCTGCTTGGGATCAAAAAGCAGGCAGGCCTTTGAGCGGAGGATATAAAAAAGAAAACGGAGTACAAGTTTTTAACCCTAAAAGTAACAAATCTGCAGACTTACCTTATAACGTTATGAAGTTTGAAGACATCGTAGCACTGCCTGTAAAAAAACTAGCCGACGCTAACTGCCATCTATATCTATGGGTTACGAATAAATACCTACTGAGAGCCGAACAGGTAATAAAATCGTGGGGGTTTAAATACTCTACGACTTTAGTATGGGTCAAAAAACCCATAGGGGGAGGCATGGGAGGTACGTTTAAGGTGTCTACCGAGTTTCTAATATTCGCTACAAAAGGCAAAGTTAACGACCTGGTAATAGAGAAAGTAAACGGTACTTGGTTCGATATAAAAAGACAATACGTAAACGGCTCTCCTTGCCACTCTAAAAAACCCGAATTTTTCTACGAGTTAATAGAGAAAGTATCCAACGGAAATAAAATAGAATTGTTCGCAAGAGAGAAACGTAGCGGGTGGGACTCGTGGGGAGACGAAATACCGGACTCTATTAATTTTTAACAATATGAAAACAGCAGACAATTTAGAACAAGCTATCCAAATAGCCACAGACCAACTACCGAAAGCCCGAGCAGGAGGTAAGCGTACCATAGTAACCCCAGTAAAGATAGGAGCGCCTGCACGACACGAAAGCGGAGGCACGAGACCTAGAACGTTATTAGACCGTGAATATTTTACGGTGGTTTTTCGTCTAAGATACAATCCTACTACCTGGACCTATTTCTACGAGAATACAGGATCTAATTAACTCACATACCTAAAATCTCCTGGCGGCCGCCGAGTCCTGGGTAAACTATAAGGAACAAAGGTAAACAATCATTGTTTACTCCTTATGTCCTATTAGTCCTGCGTTGAGGTACGATGTAAACAATGTAAACAATAAAAAGACTATAATAGGTTAAAGATAATAAACAGTATTTATATGTAAGAATATACGTACATAAAAACGTACATATACGCATAGGACTATATAGGAATCATTGTTTATATCGTTTCTTTGTTTACCTTTACTCTTAATGTTCTAATACTCAGAGAATTAAAAGGGAACAATACCTCCAGGAGACCCCCGACAACTTTATAACTTATTAATACTTAGCGGTTTATAAATTATTTACCTAGGCGGCTATGGTATTTTGAACGTTTTATCGTAGATTTGTCGTATAATTCTACCGGTAGATATGTACACACCCGACGAGATAAAACAGTTTAAAGCCTTCATAATCAACGAGGTAATAGGGGGTAAAAGCCTGGAGTCTCTTATACGAAACGACGTAGACATGAACCTGCCCTCTAGTCCTACGATATACGGCTGGCTCAGAGAGACCACCAGTACAGGGGAGGCTAATAGTAAATACGACGCCGAGTTCTTTAGCGACTACGCGCATGCGCGCGCAATAAGAGCTAGTAAGATATTCGACGATATGTTAACAATAGCCGACGACGGGAGTAACGATACTTATGTCGATCCCGAGTCCGGTAAAACCTTCACAGACTACGACGTAGTACAGCGATCTAAACTGAGAGTCGATACTCGAAAATGGATACTCGCCCGCATGGATTCTAAACGATTTGGAGATAAGATAGAGACCACTCTCCAGGGAGGAGATAAACCTATACAGACCGTAGACTACTCCAAACTAAGCGACAACGCCCTGGAAGAGATAGCGAAACTAACGTCCTCGAAGCATGGGAGTTAACCTGGACCCTAATAAGGCCTTAGGAGAACTGTGCCGCAGGAGGTTCTATAGGTTTCTACAGGAGTTTTGGTCGGTAATAATAGCAGAAGACCCTGTCTATAATTGGCATATCGAGTACCTGTGCGACGAACTACAGGAGGCCGTCGAGAGAGTAATACGTGGGGAGGCCAAACTATACGACATTTTAATAAACATACCCCCAGGGACCACAAAGTCCACTATTGCCTCGGTAATGTTGCCCGCCTGGGTATGGACGATCGAACCGTCTATCCGAACACTAAGCGCAAGTTATGGGGCGACTCTATCTACCGCCCTCAGCGTAAAGTCCAGGGACATAATAAAATCCGCCAAGTATAAAGAACTCTTCCCCGAGGTAGTTATAAAATACGACCAGGACAACAAAACGTATTACAAAAACACTAAAGGAGGGGAACGTATGGCGACCTCCGTAAAAGGAGCGGCAACTGGTTTCCACGCCCATATAATAACAGTCGACGACCCTATCGACCCTAACGGGGCCGAGAGTGAACTAGACCGAGAGACGGCAAATAACTTTATGAATGTTACTCTTTCGACCAGGAAAGTAGACAAGGCCGTAACTCTCACAATACTAATAATGCAACGACTACACCAGGAGGATCCTAGCGGTATCTGGTTAGATAACCATAAGAAACTTAAGCATATTTGCCTGCCTGGTGAATTAAGCAAGGAGGTAAAACCCGAACACCTACGAGAGTTATACGACGAGGGACTTTTAGATCCTGTACGACTAGACCGCGAAGCCTTGGACGAACTGGCCGACCGCCTAGGTAGTTACGGGTATGCAGGGCAAATAGGGCAGACTCCTACTCCAAAGGACGGAGGTATATGGCAAAAGTGGATAGTACCTATAGAGGCCAAGGATATCCCTAAACTGAGTAACGTAGGGTCCGACTGGGATTTAGCCTATACCAAGGATCAAAAGAACAGTGCCTCCGCATTTATTACGGCAGGTAAAAATGGTCCGGATATGTATATAACTGACCTGGGGTACGTATACAACGAGTTCCCGCAGTTAATTAAATACATGAAGGTCAGAACTTTCCCGCACTACATAGAGGCCAAAGCTAGTGGCAAGAGTGCCAAACAAACGTTAAAACAACAAGGTATCCCGGCCATAGAGGTACAGGTAGACGGAGGAGGAGATAAGATAGGGAGGACTAAATTAGCTACACCCTACGCAGAGAGCGGCCTGGTCTATTGTGATAGAAAAATATTACCTTTGTTGTACGACGATAAAAAACAGGGTATCCTAACGTTCCCAAATACGGGAACAGATCTTAACGACGCCCTGGTCCAGTCAATTAACCGACTGTTAAAATATAAACGTACTAAACTTAGGAGGAGTAGTGTACGTTAATCATAAATTCTAAAACTATGACAGAACTAGAAAAAGTAAAAACGGTTTTCGCGGAGCTCGTGTCTTCCGCTAAACGTTTAAAAAAAGCAATGCAAGAAATGGAGGCCTTAGTGGAAGTGATAGATAATAACGAAACTTTCAATGACGACCCCGACATAAAAAGAATGTTAATCGAACTAGACAAACTAGACGTATTCTAAAAACCTATGAAACTAGAAACAAGAGTAATTAACTGGCGGGGAGTTAAACCCTTTAAAGTTTTTCATTTCGCAGTCTCGTACAGATCTTATACGGATATTGACGAGAAAACATACCATGTCCAGGTCGGATATTGGGAGTTTCGTTTCTCGATAGTAGGTAAGGGTGCTTTAAAACTTTAAACTTATGAGTCTTGCCACGTTTATATCTAAAATAACTAATATCGATATGGTACAGAAATACAGCGAGAGGGTGTCTTCTCTCTGCGGTGTTTCTCTTGAAAACCTACTACATACTCCTTACGTAACCCTTAAGCACGATATCCCTGGACTTATCGATAAAGGACAATACGACCAGGCACTTACGGAGGTACTTTGGGCCGCAGTGGAACCAAAAATAAAAAGGTTCTCTAACTTTAAACATAGATACCTCAGCATAAAAGTTCGCAGAACGAACAACTATAAAAAACTTAAATTCCTATTCTGGATACAAGACCAATATAAGGCCATAAATAAACTGGAGAGAGACTATTTAGCCAATCCTCCCGACCCTAAACTGGTGGCTGCAGGGATTGATAAACTTAATATTCTAGGAGATAGAAATATAATAGACTCCCTGGCAGGAGGAGATATCCTTAAGTGGTCGAAAATAGAGAAACTGCCGTATAGTCTTATCTTTGACAAGCAGTTAAAAGTAGTTATCGAGAGCCGAATTAACAAAGAGTTAGTTATTCTAAATAAAAATTCTTAGCTTTGTAAGATGGATATAGTCGCATTTTTTAAACTAGTAGTAGAGGCCTGGCAAGCCGAACAGAAATGCGGTTTTTGTTGGGAGTTTGCCGCACCACTTACTGAGGCAGCAGCAAATAAACAGGAACTCCGCGACCCTTGTTGTGCACAGATATTTCTTACCGATTATACCCTAAACGAGGTACGAACTTTTGCGGATACTGGTTTCCAAAACAGTCGCGCAGATAACCACAGCTTTACTCTTTGGGCACTTAAACAGGACGATATAGGGACTAATAACTATAACGAAATTAAGAACCACCCGATAGAGGAGAGTAAATGGGAAACGATATTAAAACCTCTTAAGGATTGTTTAACCCAGGAGAACCTCTTGTCCTTCTGTATAGAATCCGGGAGAGTCGTTACCGAGTATCCCGTACAGATAACTAACTGGCAGATGTCTACTAAGATACAATACCTAGAAGGGTACACAGGTTGGCAGACCCGAGTAACTTTTAAAGAGATAATACAATGATATACGTATACATACTTTTAGGGATATTTATTTTTTTCTTAGCCGTCTATTTATACAAGAGGCGACTTACAGACTGGAGAGATAACGCCGACTTTACCACGGTACAGGGGCAGGCCTTAATAAAAGCATGTAACCGAAAACTCGATTTTATAAATGGCTACCGAATATTTAACCGACGCACAAAAAGAGGACATAGTAGCTGAGGTTATAACTAAGTTCTTAATACCTCACTTTACCGACTTGGGCATGAATGCCTCGGGCAACTGGGTAGAGAAAACGGAGGCAGTAGTAGACGTTATAAGAGGACCTAAATACACGGAGCAACTTATATACGGGAGGAGTCCTGGGACTTTCGCCCCTATCCAACCTCTAAAGGAGTGGGCTATGGTTAAATTCGGGTACGACGAGCAGAGAGCTACCAGTATGGCCTACGCAGTTAGTAATAGTCTTAAGCAAAAAGGGAGCACCTGGTACCAGCAGGGAGGCACCGACTTAATAGAAATACTGCGCAGCCAAGAGGTAGCGGATTTTATAACAGAGAGGGCCTCCAGTTTTATAGTACAGCAAATACAGCTAGAGATAGAACGAGACCTAAAACAAACTTTTAAGTAATGGCAGGACCTACCCAAACAATAAGCGGACTAAATAACGACCGATATATGGTTAACAACCCTATTTGGGTAGATATTAAATACATAGCTAACGACGTTAAGTACGTACTTATCTCTATTGTACCTATTTTAGATCCTGGAGAACCGCAAAATACTATACCGACGAGACTAAGACTATACCCGGATTTTAATAGGTCTCTTTACTTTGACCTGTCCGAATGTATTAAGGCTTTTTTTAAAAGACCTAACCACCCGGAGAGCATAGCCAACGGCCAGTCTTTAGGGACTAATTATATAAAAGCACAAATAACGTTAACAGGAGTTAAAAACGACGGACAGACACAGACGTATCTAACCGTGGCCCGTAATTTCATAAGAGGAGGAGAGGAGAGCTACCGAACGAACGTAACTGCCGCCCACGGACAAGTATTAAAAGAGAGTACCAAGATACCTCGCTGGCCTGGCTATCCTGTAGCGAAATACATAATAGATAAAGCCCTAATACAATACTACTCCATTATACCTGCGTCGGAAACGGTACAGCGAAAAGTAGTAGGGTGTAACCCTGTTTATATTAGGTTTCTTAATACCCAAGGAGGTTACTCTTTTTGGTTATTTGAACAATATACAATCAATAAGAAGAGCGCTAAACCTAAGATATTAACGGGGAGAGAAGGATTTACCAGCCTAGGACATAAAATAGACTGGACGTTAAACGTAGAGAGCAGGGTAGATAGTGAGTACTTCCAAACATTTAGGGCCTTATGTGAAAGTCCCGAGGTACACGTTTGGGGGCTAGTAGCTAAAGCCTTTGCGGATCTACAGACAGCAGGTAAAACTGCACAAATAAAATATACCTGGGACAGAGTTATAAATCCCGGTAATACTGTGAATACTAACAGTTACGAAGCCGTACAGGATTTTAAATTAAAATTCGATTTATTAATGCCGCATAACTCCCTACTGACATGGTAAGAGTAGTAATAGAGGGAACAGGTAAAGAACTGGAGATCCTAGGGACTAAAATACGTTACGTTAAACAGGTGGCGGACATAGGAGAGGTTACTAAAGTTAACACCTCTTACAGTTGGTCTATGAAGTTTCCAAAGACCGCCGCTAACACCGAGATACTAGAAGGTCTCGGAATAGTAGGAGACACTTCTACTATTCCGTACCGCAAAATATATTGTAACATAATCGACAACGGACTAACTGTCGTTAATAAAGGTTTGTTAAAAGTGCAAAGCACAGACGACGAGTATAAGGCTTTTATACAGGACGGTATCATAGAGTTTTTTACCGACATATCGATAGATAAAGTTAGCGACGTCATAGACCTATCTAACTTAGACCACGAGAATACGGTAGCCAACATAATAGCTAGCTTTACTAATATAGAGTACCGCTACATTATAGCCAGCTACAACGGTCCGCCTCTTGCAAATTTGTTCGACACAACGAACTTAAACCCTTTCGCGTTGACTCCGAGCATAAATGTTGAGTATTTGTGGAATAGAATTTTTGAGCATTACGGATGGGGCTATTCGGGAGATATAAATATGGAGGGGCTATGGATGACGTACCCCAACGCTATAGGGTTCTCAGAAGAGGGTAACATAGAAGTATTAGGCGCCAACGCTAAGCCTATTACGTACGACACGGCCAACGACAACGACGAGCACCGCGCGCAGTGGAACGTAGTTAGCATAGATGCTGCTCACGTATCTATAGGCCCAGTAGGACAGGAGCACTCTATAGTATTTGCGCAGGCAGGTAACTACCGCATTAAAATTAAAATGTTTGGTCTTTGGGTACGCACATTTCCGCCCGACTCACAAGCCTATAAAAATTATGTAAAATTAAACGGCGTAGCTATTAGCGACATTTTCTACAGTAATACCGACGACGAGATAGTACTAGATATTATAGCTTTTAATAATTCTCTGCTACAGCTAATAGTTAAAAACCCCGATAACGCAACAGGACTTATATATGTGCTGCCTAGTAGCTACATGAAAATAGAGACGCTAGGCGTACAGACTATAAGTTTTAGCAAAGCACTTATAAAGTATAAAGTAGCAGATTTTTTTAAAGAGATTTTAGTAAGGCAGGCACTTATACCCTTTGCGGACATAGACAATAAAACTATCAATTTTATAAACCTTAGTAACTTATTAAACGCCGACGCTATCGACTGGTCGGATAAGTATATACGCCGCAAAAAGGAAAGCTACGTATACAAAAGCTACGCTAAGAGTAACTACCTCCGCCATAAGTATGACGACAAAGAAAGCGACTACAAAGACGGCATACTAACGGTAGAGAATGAAAACCTTAAAATAGCGAAAACCATATACAAGTCTAAAACCTATGCGCCCGAGGAGGAGCTGCAGGAGTTTTTAAACGCAGGTACGTCTTACTTTGTTAATATATTTAAGATGTTCAGCGTAGAGCTAAAAGAAGACCCAGACACGGGCGACCTATTAGCCGACTATAAAACTCTTAAGGATAGATTTTTTATATTTAGTGCTGAGGTAGTAGACAGGGATTTATATATTTTGAGCAACTTAGTAGAGTCTTTTCCTCTAGCGTCGCTAAATGGTAATACGTTCGACGACATAGTGCAGGATAACTATGCAGAGATTAACGCCATACTAAACGAAACTCGCCTGCACCTTATAGAGCTCGCACTAACTAAGTGGGACGTAGCTACTTTAGACCTCAGTAAGCGCTATTATTTTAAGCAGGAGAAAAATTACTATTTACTAAACAAACTAACCTGGGAGAGCGGCAACGTATGTACAGGGGAGTTCGTAAGACTTTTATAACATGGAACAGATAGACCTAGCCAAATTTAACTTTGACGTAGACGACATAGTAAAGGGAGCGGCCGAACTTAAGAAGGCGATAAACGATATTAAGAAGGACCAGGACATACTAAAAAAAGCAGGCAAAGGATCTTCTATTGCCTTCGTAGAGAACGAAGCGACTTTAAAAGCACTTAATAAGGAATATAACCTCCATATAAAAACGCTGGCCGATAGTCAAAAAGAAGCCCAAAAAGCCGCCATAAAAGAGCAACTCCTGGAGGCAGTACTGGGTAAAGAAGTAAAGACTATAAAACAGGCACGAGAACAAAATAAGCTATTAAACGAACTACGAAACGATGCGGACCTGGAGGAGCAGACCGAGCTACTGGGACAACTCAACGACCAATTAAATAGAAATAACGACCTAATAAGGGAGAACGTAGACGCTTATACCCAGCAAAAAATAAACGTAGGTAACTACAAAGACTCTATAGTGGAGGCCTTCGAGGAGGTAAACATATTTAGCGGAGGACTACAAAACCTAGGAGGTAATTTGTTGAGAGTGGCCGGAAATTCTAAAGAGGCGGGAGGATCTTCTAAACTTATGGGTAATGCCCTAGGAGGTGCGGCCAAAGGAGTTTGGGGACTTACTAAGGCGTCTCTTGCTTTTATCGCTACTCCTGTAGGTGCAGTTATCGCCGTACTAGTGGGGGCGTTCCTACTTATTAAAAACGCGATGAATCGCTCGGAGGAGAGCACTAATAAACTTACTAAGGCCTTTGCTCCTCTACAGGGCATAATTAACGGGGTACTAGCCGTATTAGAACCTCTCGGAGATTTTCTTATAGATGGGATAGTCGGAGCAATGGAGTTGGCTACGGCGGCCATATTCGAGATACAAGAGGCCTTTGCGGACTTACTATCGTTTTTAGGTTTCGAAACTGCCGCAAACAATGTACGAGACTTTAACGACAGTCTAAAAAGTGCCGCCGCGGGAGCCGCTTCTCTTGCCGAGGCAGAGGCCGAGTTAGTCAAAATGCAACGTAAAGCCAGACTAACACAACTGGAGTACCAAAAAGACGCGGAGAAACTAAGACAGGAGAGAGATAACGAGCAGTTAAGTATCACCAAAAGAATCGAAGCAAACGAGAAACTAGGAGTAGTACTGGAACAACAACTACAGGACGAACTAGCCATCGCACAAACAGCGTTAAAGGTTGCTAATTTGAGAGCAGCAGCAGAGGGAGAAAGTGCCGCAGTATTGGACGAACAGGCCGCTGCCTTGGAAACTATAGCCGACATAGAAGAGCGTATAAACTCCCAAAGATCCGAACAACTTACGAACAGAGTATCCCTTCTAAAAGAAGCGGAGGAGAAGCGCCAGGAGGCGATAGATAAGACCCTTAAGAAAATGGAGGAGGAGCTCGCCTTATTTGTAGCACAACAAGGAATAAGAGCCAAAACTTTAGAACAGGAGATTGCCCAAGAGAAGGCCGTATCTGAGTTACGTAAGAAAATACTAGACGAAGAGTTAGCAGCGAAAAGGATATCCCAACTAGAGTACGAAACCGAAATAACAAACATGCGTAACGAGTTCGGAGCGAAACAAGCCGAACTCTTTATCGAGAACGCCGCACGAGAACTAGAGGCCTACAAACAGGTCGTAACAGAAAAACTAGAAGCAGAGGAGTTCTTAAGCGACGAAGTACTGGCCCAAAGAATCGCACAGAACGATGCGATACTCGCACAAGAGAGAGAGTTCCACGAGCTCAGACTAGAACAGGGGGTAATAGATCAAAACGAATTTGATGCCATTATAAGAGAGGCAAAGGAGACAAACCGACTAACCAACAAGGCCCTAGACGAAGAGAGAGAGGCGGTAGAAAAAGAGGAGAGATTAGCCCTTCGTGCGATAGAGTTCGAGGAGGAGATTGCCCGTATGTTAGAAGAGAAGGCGACCCAGTTAGAGATAGAGAACGAGGTAGCCACACAAAACAAAGAAATTGCCTTAACGAGGTTGGAGGAGGAACGTATCGACGGACTGATAAGTGAGGAACTCTACCAAAAGAGACTGGCACAGATAGACCGAAAATACAAAGAGGGAGAAAAACAAAGAGCCGAGATACTAAGAGATCAAAAAATAGACGCAGTGGCAGGAGTGTTCAATGCTGCCGCGGGTATCATAGATAAGAACTCCGCCGCAGGTAAAGCCATAGCCTTGGCACAGGCAGGTATTAATACTTACCAAGGAATATCTGCAGGAGTTAAATTAGGATACCCCGCCGCCCTACCTGCCGTAGCTTTTGCCTCTCTTACTGGTTTTAAAGCCGTAAAGGACATAGCTAAAAGTAAAGTACCTAGTGCCAAAGGTTCGGGGTCTGTAGGTGGAGGTGGTGCCGTAGGATCTAGCGGAGGCGGAGGTGGTATAAATCTAACCGGGTCCGGGATAAACCTAACCGAGATCGCCTCCAGTAATAATCGAGCCGTACAAGATCAAATAGAGAGCAACTCGAACGGACGAAACATAGAGGAGGCAGTGGAACGAGGTGCGGCCGCAGGAGCAAGAACAGGTACAGAACAAGGAAGCCAGGTAGGGATAGAAAACCTAACGGACAATCGAGATATACAACAACAAAGCAGTTTTTAACTATGGGTCCTATAGAATCGATGTTTAAAAAAATAAAGTCTATTGCTCAGAACGGACTAGAACCTTACGAAATAGGTAAAAATAACCTGGAGACAGGAGATAAAGAAGCGGAGGATAAAGCCCGAGATAGGGCGACCGTTTGCGGAGACTGCGACTTAATAACGGACGAACCTATCGATATGTTAAAAGTAAAAGACACCTCTATACCGATACTAGACAGTAAAATGTGCGGCGATTGTTGTTGCAGCCTACCCTATTTATTAAGACAAGACCTTAAGATTTGTAAAAAATGGCAAGAGTAACACCCGTACAAAAACACCTTTTCGTCTCTGAGAATATGGATCTAGTCCGCAGACTAGTAAAAAGCGGAGACCTCAGCGGTAAGATACTGGCCGATTATAAAATGTATACTACTTATAACTCTCTTCCAGGAGAGTCCAAAATGACCGACTACGAGACGGCAGGAGAGGTCTGCGGTTGTGGTTCTCGTACAATAATGAACGCTATAAAAAGCATGGAGTCGGTAATATAAACAGTATAAACAATAATTTGTAAGACTTCTTACAAACGAGCTACCTTGTTTTATTTCTACTTTTGTAGTAATGGAAGGTAAAATCTACATTATAGGCCACATAGGCGACATAGACGGAATTATAGGAGTTACTCTTATAGACGTTCTATCCCAGGTTAAAAACCAGGAGACGGCCACTTCCTTTACGGTCTACATAGATAGTCCAGGCGGAGAGGTCGAAGTAGGAGAGAGTATCTACAAATATCTTAAAGCCTTGAAAATACCGGTAAAAACGGTAGGATCTAATATGGTTGCAAGTATAGCAACTGTAATTTTTATGGCTGGAGATACCCGTGTAATAAATGAAGGTTGCGAGTTTATGATCCATTTACCAATGGGAGGGATAGACTACGCTACTGCCGACGAGTTAGAAAACTACAGTAAGGTTATAAAGAATATCGAAAATAGAATGATTAAATTCTACTCGGACGTTACTGGTATGGAGAGAGAAGCGGTAGAACCTTTACTAAAAAATGAAACTTGGCTAACGCCCGAACAGCTTAAGAGCTTCGGATTTATAACAGGAGACACTCCTCTAAAAATCACTGCGAAGGCACGAGTATCTAAATTTAATACTAATAAAAAAAATAGAAAGATGGCAAAGTCAAAAAAGACTAAAAATAAGTTTTGGGCCAAAATGGAGGCCCTGCTAGACGATTTTAGTAAAGCGGGTAAAGCGACAAATTTAATTTTGTTAGCTGCCGACCAGACAGAGGTAGACTTCTTCGAACTAGAAGAGGGTACGGACATTAGCGAAGGTGCTAGAGCCCGTATAGACGGTAAAGATGCAGAGGGGGAGATAACGATGGCCGACGGTCGTGTAATCACTTTCGAAGCAGGAGCAGTTAAAACAATCGTAGAGGCTTCGGGAGGAGACGACGACGACATGGACCTGGAAGAGGCTATGCAAGCTATCGAAGATTTAGAGGCCGACAAAGCGGAGGACGCTTTAGAAATAAAAGCCCTAATCGGA